ACACACAATTTAGACACAACTTTGCCGATTTTTAATGCTGTTAAACCTCGATTGACCCCATCCGAAAGGTTTGACTTTACGCGTTTACGCGCGCACAGACGGCGAAAAACTCCCGGCAACCTCGCACGCGCGTATAGACGCGCAAAAATTCGCCTTGCTGAATTAATACATAGGCAAACTGCGGCCCGGCTTTGTATTCAACGGACGGGAATTTCCGCCGGTTGTCCACGCACGCGCGTAAGGATGTCGGAAAATTCCTCGTAGCGGGATAATACAGCGCAATGTCGATAATACCGTTGTGCCTCCAAAAGGCCAGCAGGGCCAGCAACAGCAAACCCAGCCGCCCGGATTGACGGCTGGGGCAAAGTAGTGGTATAATGGAACCTCAATGCTCGGTTGTTATTTTCTCGTGCTCCTCGGCCAACTGCCGTAGCTCGGTATTAAAATCGGCGTTGATCCTCACACGCTCTTTAAGTTGGAACAATATTTCTTTTACCTGCGGGTCCTCCGGTTTTACATCTCCGCTTTCCAATTTGGCGACAAACTCTTCCCCTCGGCGTATTACTGCTGCTGTTTCCGCCGCCATCTTATCGCCCCGTCGTAAAATTTGATCTATATTCATAACGCAATAGTTGTTTATCGGGTGAGTTTCATTAACAATCCTTTCGGCTTATGGGTGGGCTTGCTCGGCGATACCTGCGCCCCTCGAATGTGTTTTTGCTTCGGGTGATTTCGAGAATCACCCGATCGCCGTCGAGAACCAGCATCCCGTGCCGGCGTGAATCGCCGCCTTTGGTTCGGTGCTCTACCTCGCATTCGGTTCGGATGCGGACACAGCGGAAGCCTGCGGCCTCGAAAGCCGATCCGATCAGCGACAGGTCGCTGCGCTTGGATACATATACTTGCTTTTTCATAGTGTCAGTTGTTGAAGTCATAGTGTTTGTTCGTCGAAGGGTCGAACGTCGAAAATTCGCCGTCCCTTTCCCATTCCCGGACGGTATAGCGCCCCTTCGGAAGATACCCCGCCCGGCGGACGGCCTCGGCCTCGGTAGGGAATGTCCCCAACCGATAGCCGCCGTATGTCAGTTCGTAGATCATAGTTCGGTATTGTTGGACAACGTACATAAATTTTCCGTCATGGACATCACCGCCAACTTCATTACCTCGTCTTGCGCTTTGCCTAATGCGCTGTCAAATTCACTGTTCACCTCATTGACCGCCGAGCCGCCGTAATCCATTTCGGTAACTTCCGCCGCCTCGCCGCAGAGGTCCGATAATTTGATATAGATAGCCAGGTATCCGGCGGTCATCGGACTTAATTTTACGTTTTTCAAATCTTCGATAGTCATGATTTTATAGTTTTAATTGGTTAGTTCAACATCAATTGCAAGGCATCGGCGATCTCCGGACACTCCCGGCCCGACTGGTCCCATACGGCGGGGACTTCTGTAAATTCGCTCAGCTCGTCGTTGCACAACCGGGCCGAATAGTCAACGAATACCGTGTACCCCTTGTGGGTAATTTCGAAACCTTCGCTTACACCGTCGCAGTTGAAGGTGATGTAATCGGCCGCCTTGCGGGCCATTGTCCGAATGTCGGACCGGGTTAATTGTTCGTTCATATCGTTGCCGTTAGTCTCCGTAATAAGTTCTGCTGTCTCCGTAGTAGTCGGCCGGGATTATCAGCGGGAGCGGATCGAGGGCGGCGGCTTTCGGCTCCTCCATCGGGCGGTTCTCGATTATCGCCGTCATCACCGCCATTTTCTCGTTGCGCCAAGCCTTGCGCAGGCAGGTCGAAAAGGTCATCGAAGCGTTGGCACGTTTCAGATACCAGGCGTTGCGCATGATCTTCGATTTGTTGTAGGTTGCTTTCATGGTTATATTAATTAGGTTTATCTTATTTATCACAATGCAAAATTAGATATTTCTAACATAGCAACCAAATATTTCATCAAAAAAATATCCGTCAAACCTAATTTTATCGCAAATTATTTCGCATAAACCTAATTTTATATATATTTGCATTATAAACAACTCGCAAAACTCTATTTAGATATGGCTAATTTGAGAATTAAAGAGGCAATAAAGGCTCACGGTCTTAGCGTCGAACAAGTGGCAAAACGTATGGGCATACTCCCGTCCGCTTTAAGTCAATCAATCAACGGGAATCCCACCGTTGAAAAACTTGAAAAGATTGCGGCTGCCATTGGTTGTACTCCATCGGAATTGCTTGCGAATCCGACAAACACAATCACCTGCCCGCATTGCGGCAAACTTATCAAAGTGGAAAAGGGAGAATAGTAACGGAGACGCCGGCGCATTACATATATTTCTATCCGGGGTCACAAAGTCACACCCCTATATAAGGGGTTGTGACTGTGACCCAAGGTATATAGACAGAAAACTATGGAACTACAACCCATCCAAAGCAAGATATACGAAATACGAGGCCAGCGGGTAATGCTGGATTTCGATTTGGCGGAACTCTACCAAGTGGAGACAAAACGACTGAAAGAGGCCGTAAGACGCAATATTGAGCGTTTCGAGGGCGACGATTTTATGTTTGAGCTCTCCGAAAAAGAATATGAAATTTTGAGGACGCAAATTGCGACCTCAAGTCTAACATCACAAAATGCGTCCTCAAATTGGGGTGGTCGTCGCTATATGCCATTTGCTTTTACAGAAATGGGTGTCGCAATGCTTTCGAGCGTCCTGCGTAGCGAAACGGCCATACGGGTAAATAGGGCCATTATGCGGGCTTTTGTGGCAATGCGCAATTACATCACCACCACAACCCAAATCACGGCAGAATTGGCCGAAATCCGGGCAAAACTGGCATTACTGGAACGAGCTGATGCAGACAATGCCGAAGCGGTCAGCGATCTGTCGGAGGATATGCGCAAGGAACTCGATAACATCTACCAAGCCATCGCAGCATTGTCGATCAAAGTGCCGCAAGCTCGCAAGCCCTCCCAGCCGATAGGATTCAAGCCGACAACAAAGAAATAGCCGATTTGGCGGCTTTTGTCCTTTGGGCGACAAGTTCTCCATTCGCCGGGAGATCGTCGAAATTTCAGCATCCCAAAGCGCAAATAACAGACAAATGCGCCCGATAAAAGATAAAGAGAGCCGAGAATTGTCCCGGCTCTCGTCATTTCGTCGTTATTCGGTAGCGTGCATCATCACACGCAGCATGCCCCGTCATTCCTTTACTGCTACTGTCATTTTGCCGATAGACTGGATGATTTTGGCAGCTTCGGGGTCGAGGACCACGGAAATAGGCTGTGTTGCGGCCGTTATCTCCTTGCCGTTGGTCGTCACATCCTGGCGGTCGGCAAGATGAAGGACACGGGCAACGATTCCCGAATCGTACTGCCCGCACAATGCCCCCTCCAATTGGTCTGCTTCGATTGCCTCACGCACATACATAAGGATGTCAGAAAACTCCTCCCTTGACTCATATTCATAGAAATTCTGCCTGCTAAACCCTGCAAATCGGCAGAATCCCACCAATGTCAGGGGACGTTGTGTTGAAACGGGAATTATTTTCCCTGCTGAAACCTTGTTGATGTAAACCGGATTCTCTTTTGCCCATTCGACGTATTCCTCAAACTTGGCTTCAAGGGCTTCGGGGGTATATGCACGAGGGCGGCCCACTTTGCGGGCTGTTCCCGTACGCTTTATTTCATTCTTCATATAGATTAATGGTTAATAAATTAGGCCGACTTTGCTTTCTGGGAGACCGCCACCTGTCGGCGTACGGCATCGTTCTCCCGAATTCCCAGAATGACAGGATTGTAATTAATTTTCTCGGTTCCCGTGTTTTCGGGAGCGGAGATAGACAGATACAGATCGCCGTCCTCCTCGTACAGATCGACATAAAGACGGGAATCGTAATCGACGATATAGGGCGTTCCGTTCGATGTTATGGTATACGCTGTGCCGTTAATGCCGTCCGCTTCTGCGACCCATTGGCTGTCTTCATTCTTGCCGTCCAAGCGCAGATAATACGTTACTGCCACCACTCCGTCCACTTTCAGTTTCAGCAATTGGCAGTCGCAGATGTTGTTTTCGCCTGTTTCTACCGAATATATGGCGAATATCTGCCCGAATTGGGCTATATACACCGGCTTCGTGTAGTCGAGGTTGTAGAGATCGAGAGCTGTGAGTTTTGCCCGTATGGTGATGATTCGCAGGCGGTCAACGACTTTCTGATAGGACGAATATCGGGTCTTTACGATACCTTCCTCGCCGCCGAACTTCATCCACGGATCGAATACGCCAATACATCGGGCAATGCCCGACATAAACGCTCCCCGCCCCGATAATATCCGTGGCGAACACTCCGAATAAGTGATATTCTCCTTGTCTTCTGTACTGTGATCCTCGTAGATCGGCACCAATGCACAATTCACCTCGTTTGTAGTTGCGTTCTCCGACGCCGAGAAAGGCAGCGACACAAGTTCCGTTTCTTTCTCGATGTTCTCGTTTCGAATCGTGATGGTTCCGTATGTGTCGGTCTTTACATCGTCGTCATTATCATAGTCGAGGATGTTGCTTTGGGCGAGGTCATCGATGGTGAAAATCGATGCGTCGGGCATATCCACCCGGTGAAAATCGTTCAGTATTACCCGGTCGCTCCAGTCGATGATGTCGTTATTCTGAACATTGGCGATTATGTCATCGATGCTTATCAGCTTGATCGTGTTAGGGCTGTCCTTGTCCGCATAGGCGAATAACCCGTTCATGGACATCAGGGCGAGGATAAAATCGCCCTGGGAAATGTCGGGGAGATTGGGGGCGACGGGGAATCTTGTAGGGAACGCACAATCGGTCCAATTTGCCCAAATATTTACTGTTAATGGAGTTGAATATGGGTTTGATATATATATTTCACCTGCTGGATCTTCATAATGAAGTAAAATTTCGGTGTTTTCTATTAACGGATAAGTTATATCAAGCGGCACAAAATTGAATCTATATACATTAACTCCATCACCAGTAGAGCCAACCAGTTCTACATTGTATGATGTACCTAATATTGTGGATTTTACTATTTCGGAATTACCATCCAATTCAGTAAGCATTATATGCATCTCCTTGGGATCTCCCCATTCTGGCGGCCTATGTGTAAAATATCCATATGCTCCTGTTCCATTACTCGGTTTAATCGTAATATGTACTGATAAATCCGTTTTATTAAATTTTGTAGTACAAGATCCATATGCTATCTCATGCGGGTCTTTGATTATATTACCCCGGCCTAATACACCGTATATTTGATTCTTAAAATTTGTGCTATTAGCCGTAAATCGCAATGCTTCTGCCTCATTCGATATTTCATCCCCATTTTTTGATACAAGCGGAATAATAGGCCCAAGATTCTTGCTGTATGCCAACCGATCCTTTCCGTCAATGGCAATTCCGTTATACTTTTCGATAGCCGAAAGAATTGTTTTCACCTGCACGGACGGGTGCAAATACTTGGGGTTCCACAACCCCATTCCGAAATTCACGCCCCAAAACGCTACACCGGGGTATTCATTGGTCGTATTTCCTTCTAAAATGGTCGTGTTTTCGTTCCAGTCGATGCGCTCCGCTTCGAG